AGGATGTAACGTATAAATTTGGGTTGTGAAAAAAATAACATTAAGTGAAAATTGTTTTGGTGTTGATGTATATGTGGATGATGAATCTTTATTCATCCACGAATATGACAATAGAAATCCTGAAATGATTAGTGACCTACAAGACAAATTATTGGATAAATTAAAATCCTTAAAACATAAACTAGGTATGAATGATTGGACTGATATTGCCAACATAATTATCGATAAAGGGGATGAGTTCGAATACGATACTGAAAATTCAAGGGACTACGAACCTTGTGATCAGTGCGGAAATTGGAATCATAATCATACTTATATAAAAAAAGAAAATGACACAGAAAGTTAAATTAATAATGATTGAAGAAAAACCATATGTCGTATCATTAAATGATATTGAGATAGGGGATAAAGCAATTGTTACGGTAAATGGGCAATACCCATCAATTGTTGAATGCGAGAATGAGACGGTCTTAAATTTATTAACGCAGTCTAAATTATCTTCAACAAAATCGTTTAAGATCTTTATGGAACCTGAACACATAAAATTTACTTCAGAACAAATTGAAAAAATTCTTGAAAACGAAGGTTTGATGGATGTGACTTTAGAAGATGGAGTTTATAAATATAGTTTATAATGGCTTATATAGAGCACAATTTTTTCCCACTTAAGGTGTGGGTTCGAAACGAATATATGTATCAACATAAGAAAGGTCAGGGTGATCTAACACCAGGTGTTATTATATCTGTTAGGTGTATGCCAGGTCAAGCGGCTTTATTCCAAGTGTTGTTAGAAAATGGGGTACTAAGGGATAAATTACCAAGTCACGCTCTATTACACGAACCTGAGATCCCTAAAGATGATTTACCATTCCACTACTTACAGATTTGGAATTGTTTCTCATATAACTTCACCTTGTTACATTTATCGTACCTATACGATACAAAAGTTGAGGTCTTTATGAAAGATAAGAAGTTTTATTCAGGAAGTTATTATGGTACAATCAACTGGGGTTCAAACGATATGAATACGGACCTATCATTGGCTGAAGATCCATTAGAACATAAGAGTCATCATATTATTTTACTTGATAACGGACAAATTGCGTTACAACCAAATAATAGAATAAAATGGTCTGAACCAAGTTTTGTAACCAAACCATTCCCCGAAAAACCTGACTATTTGGTAAACAAGGATTATTATAATTGTGAGGGGTTTGATAAGTGGCATACTGAGGATAGCGATAGGATGTTCTATGATACAGAAAATGAATGATGAAAATATAACCGAATACGAATATAATCAAATGATTATTGAAATATTGGAAAAGAATATTGTCCTTCTAAATCTAAACTTAATAATGAGTTTGTTTGTTATTGTTGAGGTTATTTTATTAATGTTAGATTACATTTCATTTGTGTTTATGGTTTATGGTCCTTTGATGTTTGCGTTATTCAAGATTTGGAATAACAGACAAGAATTAATTGCAAATGGGATAACGATCCAATACATCCAAGATCTCAGAGATAAGAATAAGGAAGACAAAGATTTACCACTTTAAATAATTTATTGGATTATACTAGGACACTTACATAGACAAGGTGTCTTAGTATTAAAACAAAATGAATAAGATTTTAGAAAAAATGTATCCCCCGATTTGATTAAGTTGGGGGATTTTTTTATTTTTGTGGTATGTTAGTAGTTGAAGGTAAAACATTCAGTAAGTTTGTTGAGAAGAAGTCGTATAGAATAAAGACTTTCCTCAACTATTGTCCTGTTAATAAAAATTTATCGGGCGTTAGAACATATAACACTGACGATTACGCCTTATCTGATAATAAAGAAAGGTTTTATTCTGACTCATTATTGTTAACTGAGGAGGACTTTATTAAACATTATGGTAATGTACTTTCTGCGGTTCATTTTGAAAGACAAAGAGTTTTTATTGAGGAGTGTGAAAATAAAATCTCTATTAAGTATCAATACCAAACTAGAGACAGAAGAGTTGGGAAAAAATACTTTAGGGTAAGAAAAACAACAAGGTACCTCACATTCAACTTCAAAACAAAATTATTTTATTCGGGGGTCTTTTCTACCAAACAGAAAAAAATTATTAGTAGAACTATGAAAATAAACCCTACTAATGAGGCAATTTATGGATTGTATAGTAGTTTAGGTATTGATAAAGATATTAAACCTGACTTTTACTTCTTTAGTTTTTTTGAAAAAATTTGGGATAGATTGGGTATAACTAATGCCCAAGACTTTAAAACTGATAATATTAGAAATTTCTATACCCTAACCACCTATTTGGTAAATGGTGTTAAAGTACCTAATAATTGGAAGAAGTTCGGAGGAACATTTTTCTCAAGGGTTGAATTGCGTAAACACAATATGAATCTTGTTGATGCGATGATGAGTAAGATGAATCTCAAAGGATCCAAAGTTAAAAAGATCCTCAACGAGATTGAATGGGTTGCTTTCGATAGAATGTTTATGATGTATACTATGTTAGGGATCGATAGTTTTAACCAACTTCCGGATGAATTATTTGATGAACGATATAGAGTGGGTAGATCATACCCAAATCAAAACATAGAAGATCTAATTCCGGTTCCTAATTACGATGAAGAGGTGCCGGTTTCTGTTCACTATGATGAAGAAAGATGTGGTAGATATTGGTACTCAACCTCAAAGGAACAACAAAAAAATCTTATTAATGTATTGGGAAATGTTTTAACAAAAAAAGAAAAAGAGAGAATTGTTAAAATAGGTTTTCTGTGGGATGATAGACATTTTGATACCCTATATGAACACATAGCATTTAAGAGTGAACTTGAGAAATTGGGTGAAAAAGTAAGATTTAAATTTAACTCTGAAGCGGAATTTAATGAGGAACACGAGGAATTCAGTCGATTAATTGATTCATATAAAAAAGGTGAGGTTGAAAGATTCTATGGTGATGTTGATTCGTTAGAAACCCCAATTGAGTATGAAAATGAAACATATTATCCGGTGTTACTCCGTAAAACAAATGATTACGAAAAAGAGTCCCAACACCAAAGAAACTGCGTGAGAACTTACACTGAAAGACCTGAATGTTTAATATTCTCAATAAGAAAGGGATCCGTCGATGGTGATGATAGAATTACGGTGGAATATCAATACAGAAATAATGAATTAATAAACGTCCAAGAACGAGCAAGATTTAATAATGAACCTTCTTTAACATTCTCACACGTCGCAAGAATCCAATTGGTGAATATTAATTTATTGTATAAATTGGGAACTCTTAAATTACCAAAAATGATTAAAAAATATCGTAATGGTAAAGAGATTGAACAACAGGCGGTGTTTAATGAAGCCAATTTAGTTGGTGAAAGGGGTAGACTGATTAGAATGACACCAAGTTGGGACGTTACCACTACTGAATTTTCACCCTATTATGACCCCCTTTTTGAATATCCGTTGCCGGAATATAATGAAATTGAACCTGTAAGATACGATGATTGGTTAGCCGGTGACGATCTATTACCATAATAAAAAAACATAATATGAAAAAATTACTTTTTATTTCTCTTTTATTGGTATCTTGTGCTGGTAAAAAATACAAATACGAAATCAGAGGAAAGGTCTATGTCCCAACCTCAGGTATAAACCCAATGCACGATGCCATTTGGTATACCGATACCATATCGTTTGATGGGGACACTGCATATTATTTTAATAGTGATGGGAGTGAAGTAAGAATTAAACCTCCATTTAAAATTTTTAAATTAAATAAATGAAAACATATAAACAATTACCGATACCTGAAGATTCTGCTTGGAGTAGAAATACTTTATTTAGTAGATTACATTGGAGAATAAAATACTTTCTTACCGGTGTAAAAAACATTTTTAAATGGATGCCAACTATTTACCACGATAGAGATTGGGACGGTAACTTTATCCTAAAAATATTACAAAAGAAAATCGAGTTCCAAAGAAAGGAACTTGTCAATGCCAATAGACATATGGATATTGATAGAGATAATCGTTATATGACTTTGGCTCTTAACTTACTTGAAAGAGTTATGGAAGAACATTATCAATTAGAATGTATGGATTATTGGGACACTAATATTAGTTTTGAAGATGTACCAAATAAACCAGATCTAAAATCTATTGAGATTGAAATAACGGGTGAAAGATTTGATGAATACTTAAATAAGTATCCTTCTTCAGTTCGTGATGTTATCAAAAAGAATGGAGAACAAGTTGATAAAAAACGTTTATGTTTATTGGTGTCTTACCATAACCATAATAAAGCAAATAAACTTCTTTTCCGAGTTTTGGAGGAAAGGCTGGCTCAATGGTGGGATTAAAATTAGAACAAATTCCATTTGATAGTAATTGAAAAAATGATTAAATTTGTATCTCACAAGTAATAACCAATAAATAAAATATGAAGTAGTATGTTTAATAAAATTAAATTAGGAGGGTGGGGAGTCACCATACTAGTTATAATACATCTTTACGTTGTAAACTTATACACTGAGTTTATCTTAAGTAGGGAAGTATCGATCGAATTACAAATTGTGTCGACATTAGGAGTTTTGGTTAGCACATATTATATGTTTAAACTCATTTACAAATTTATTTATAACAATTTAAAAGAAAAAAAAGATGATTAGTACATTAATTTTTATTACAGGTTTAATTGCGGCAATCCTCATCGCATTAAAAACACGAGGAAGTATGTTTAAAGTTGAAACAGATCGATGGAATGATACCAGAGAGACATTTCAAGCGAGTTGGTTAATCAAGCCTATTGGTGTTTTCGTTTTAGGTTTAATTTTATCGATGGTTCAACCATTTGCCCTTGAAAAAGTAGATAGTGGATACAAAGGTTTAAAAGTTAGTTTGGTAGGATCTCAACGTGGTGTTACAAATTACCAATACAAAACAGGGTGGGTAGTTTATAATACTTGGACAGAACAGATGTTAGAGTTCCCAACGTTCCAACAACACATTGAGTATGATGACCAACAAGTAATCACAAAAGGTGGATTCCCTGCAACCATTAAACCAACATTTAACTACTCTTTGAAAGAGGCAAATATTGGGGATATGTTCGTGAATTTACGATTGGATGTGAAACAAGTAGAGCAAGGATGGTTGAAAAACGCAATTATCGGAGCGGTGAATGACGTGGCAAACACTTGGGAGGTTGATAGTATCTTTGGACACAGACAAGCATTTGAAGCATCTATCGTCGCTGAATGTAACGTTCGATTATCTAAATGGTTCAACGTATCACAATTACGTACAAACATCACACCACCTGAAGCATTACAAGAATCAATTATCGCTAAAACAAAGGCGATCCAACAAGCGGAAGCATCGGAACAACAAGCATTAACTGCGATTGCTGAAGGTAAACGTAAAGTTGCTGTAGCTAGAGCTGACTCTGCGGAATTAATCATTAACGCTTACGCCGCGGCACAAGCAATTAAGATTAAACAAAATCAAATTACACCAATGTATATTGAGTATTTGAAAGCACAAGCTTGGGACGGGAAATTGCCAACAACAATGGCAGGTAATAGTGGAATGTTTTTAAACTTAAATAAAAAATAATATGCAAACATTAATTTTTAATACAACCTTAAAAACGGTTAAAGTACTAAGTAATTATAGACACACAGGAGATGTTGTGGAATCTTTTGATAATGTCCCAACCGTTAAATGTTCTGAGTTAGGTTTTTACGAGGTAATGCAGAAAATGGATACAGAATCCTTAGGTGTAATCCCCGTGATGAGATTACCAATCTCAAATACAAATATGATTATTGTTAAATAATTAAACCAACCCCACCCCAATAAGGTGGGGTTTTTTTATATGTTAATTCTCATATAATGGAGAATATATGGTAGTTAACATATATTTATCATTATGAAAAAGATTGTAAAACTTACAGAATCCGATTTAATTAGAATCGTACAAAGAGTTATCCAAGAAGGTAAAACAGATAAAGGAGTTAAGGAAAAGGATGTTGACGTTAAACTCGATAGATTTCAAGAAACAATTAAAAACTTTATTAAATCACACGATTGTAAAGTAAAACAAGTTGGTAACGATTTTGAAATTCATTGTGATGGAAAACACGTTGGACAAGTTATGTTCCGAAAAGATGGAATAACCGTTAAAAAGGTTGGTAGTAAATTTGGTAAAGAATTTAAATTTAATGAACTTGGTAAAGTAAAAAGTGAAATAAAAGGATTGATCTAATGAAAATTATCAAACTAACCGAATCTGATTTAACCAATATTATATAATATTAATACCCACCCCAATAAGGTGGGTTTTTTATTTAAAAATGTTTTATTATATTTGTGATATGAGTAAGATAGATTGGATTTTAGAACAACACAAAAGTACGAATCATCAATATGATACGTATCTTCCGTATGAATTTCACTTGAGAATGGTTTCAAATGTTGCACAGGAATTTATTAATTTTGTGCCGGATAGAAATGATGGGGAAACTTCATTTAGAGGATCAGTACTTATTGCAACTTGGGGTCACGACCTAATTGAGGACACTCGTGTTTCATACAATGATGTGAAGAATCATTTGGGTCAAGATGCTGCCGACATCATTTACGCAGTTACCAACGAGAAAGGTAAGAACCGTAAAGAACGAGCAAACGACAAATACTACGAAGGTATTAGAAATACGCCAGGTGCGGTGTTCGTTAAGTTGTGTGATCGTATTGCGAACGTACAATACTCAAAGATGACAGGTAGTCGTATGTTTGAGATGTATAAGAAAGAAAGTGATAACTTCTTGACTAGCTTAGGTTTTGTTGAAGGGCAAGCACATCCCCTTGGTGAAATGTGTAATTATTTAGAAAACTTATTTAATGATTGATTATGGAAAATAGAAGTAGACATTACGGAGACGTTGTAAAATGGATTGAAAAGGTAATTGATTCTTGTGAGACATATCAACAAACATTAGCAGCTAAAATGTTAATAGTTAATTTTGGTAAACAAATGTCTCGTAACAAAGTTGATACTAGATTAATGTGGGGTATAAGATCTTCATTGGATCTTACATTAACTATTAAACGTGATAAATTGATAAATTGATAAAACTTGCGGAATGAATGGTAAACTAGTAAAATCACTTGGTGAATGGTTTGTTAAGTATGATAATGACGGACATATTGTACTTTACCCATTGTGCCCACAAACTTTAGTGTGGGCGAATAATCCATTGACCCAAAAGTTTATAAAAGAAGACATTGAGGTGGTTTTTTCTTTAATAGTTAAGGGTGAGTATTGTGAAACAAAAGAAATGTTGTTAAAAAACTATCAGGCAAAAATCACCTCCGTTGATCACGAAACAATATAAAGAATGATTGATTTATCAAAATACAAGATTATAAAATACGCATACCCCTTTTCTTCAGATGAATTAGGAGTAATGATATGGGATAAAATGAATGATCAAGAATCCAAATGGGCGATTCAGTTAACCTTGAAAGGTGTTAATGACACTGGTGGAACAGACACTGATTCTTGGGATTGTTTTTTTCTTGATGATAAGTTAAAAAATAAAATCGATGAGGTATTAGTTAAATACAATGTTCCGTTTGAGGTGGAAGATGAAACTCACTTACTTTTAGAAAATATTGATTTATTACCTATTACGCTGATTGAAAAGTTAGATAAATATTTAGTTGAAAATTTAAGTATTGACGATGTGTTGGATAGAATATCGGAAGTTGGACTTCCTAACATAACAACCTTTGAGAGATACTTTTTAGATAAACACAAAGATGACGAACAAGATTGATAATATAGAACAAATAAAAAAATTACTCAACTTCGAAAATAAGGGTGACTTTTATATGCTTTACGTTCTTAAACGTAAGAAGGACCAACCTGAGGGGGAAAGAGATAATCACCAGTCAGTTAGAACAATTAAATCATATTGTATTGAGTCCATTGAACATTTGGATCGTAGATACGATGAGATTAAACAACTTTGTGAGATGTTTAAGGCTCGTGCTTATATCCACGTCCAAAAACAAAATCATACGGACGTGTCATTGAATATGATGGTTGATCTTGCTAAAAGAATACAAGACGGTAATCATAAACAACAAGGTTTATTTGATTCTGTTGTGGGACAAGTTAAAACACAAGAGAAACGCTGGATTGTCGATATCGATACGACCGATTATCACGCTGTTACTGAAGTGACACAATTTATAACCAGCCTCAGACCTGAAGGTCCAAAGGTTGAAATGGTAATCCCAACTAAAAATGGATACCATTTAATAACTGCTAGATTTGATGTTAAAACCTTTTCTGAAAAATATCCGGAAATTAGTATTCAAAAAAAGAATCCGACACTACTTTATTTACCAAACGTTCTTTCGTGATATTTATGGGTATGATAGGAATATACAAAATTACCAACCCAAAAAATAAAGTCTATATTGGACAAAGTGTTAATATTGAAGAAAGGTTTAAAAAATATATTAAATTAAATTGCCCATCTCAAACAAAATTACTGAATTCACTAAAAAAATATGGTATTGATAGTCACAAATTTGAAATTATTGAAGAATGTTTGTTGGAAAACTTGAATGATCGAGAGAGGTATTGGCAAGATTACTATAACGTTTTAGAGGAAGGGTTGAATTTAATAAAAACCAAAACAGACACTAAAAGTGGTTATTTATCTGAAGAAACTAAAAATAAAATAAAAACATCCATGTTAGGTAAAAAAATACATAGTGATGAGTACAAGGAAAAGTTAAGACAAAGAATGTTAACAAACAACCCAAACAATATTGAGGGGGTTAGGGAAAAAATAATAAAGAATAAAACAGGAAAAAAACAACCTAAAATTTCTGAATCTAAAAAAGGTAAAAAACGTCCAGATATTTCTGGTGAAAAAAGTTTTTTTTACAAAAATAGACCCGCAAATGCTGGAACACCAAAAAAGGAAATTATACAAATTGACAAATTAACTAATGAGATTATCCAAATTTTTCCAAGTATAAGCGAGGCAATGAGAAAAACAAATATAAAAGGAATTAAAGATTGCCTATCAAATAGACAAAAAACATCTGGAGGTTTTATTTGGAAATATCTAAATTAATAATATAATGAAAATCAACAGACAAGAAGTTTATGATAAGTGTTCAGGTCATTGCGCTTATTGTGGAATTGAAATAACATTCAAACAGATGCAAGTGGATCACATAAAACCATTATATCGTAATGATAAAGTTGAGACACTTGAGGCTTGGGGTGTTGAACGAGGAACAGATGAGATGGACAATTTAAATCCATCCTGTTCTCGTTGTAATAAATGGAAATCAACATTCAGTTTAGAGATGTTTAGAACCATAGTCGAAAACTCTATCGATAGAATGGAGAGAGATACTCCTAATTTCAGATTAGCTCGTGATTACGGACTTATTGAAGTCAAACAAAATCCTGTGGTTTTTTACTTTGAACGAAAGAATTAGAATAAATACCGGTTGTCTGATTTTAAATTTATTAATATATTTGTATTATGGAAAAAGTTATTATAGAAAAAGATGCGGTTCGCAAATGCGTAATCTTGGAAAAAGACGGTGAGTTTGTATTTCGTTCAGGGCCAGGAGAGTTCCACGAAGATGTTGCAAATAGATTCAGAGGAATTGATCCAGAACTAAAGGAATGGAGAATTCGTGGTGGTGGTAGAGTTAGATGGTCTGATCTTGGTATTAGAGTTTACGGTTATTCGGTTGACTACGGTCGTATGGATAAAGATGTTGTTGAACAACTGGTATCAGAGTTTGCAAATGAAAATGGTATTGAATTTATAAATGAAACAGGAGAGGGTTATTAAAATGAGAAAGTTAGTATTTTTAATGGGATTATTCCTATTGGTGTCTTGTGAAAGAGAAATTGAAGTAACCGTCGAAAAAACAACTGAGGTGGAAGATATTGGTGGTCTTGAGTTTGAATATACCGATATGGATGTGTACCACATTCAAGAAATTGATGGGTGTGAATACATTTTAGTTAATGGAATGGATAATCGTGAACCGGCATTAACACACAAAGGGAATTGTAAATATTGTTTGGAACGAAACAAACAAAGGGTAATTGAGGTTAATGAAAAAGAAGAATATTAATATGAAAAATTTATTATTTATTACCTTAATGGTATTTGGATTGTTTTCTTGTGATATGCCTGTCAAAAAAAGAGGTAGAACGGAAAATATCTATTTACGACAATTAGTTAAAACGGATGAGGTAACGAAAGAGGGTTCCGCTAGTTATTTTTTAGTGATGGGATCGGCGTCTTATAGTGAGGAAGTTACCACTAAAATTAAATTGATGGGTAAAGTGAATGGGTTCTATCGTCTTATTGAGTTTGATTTTAAAGATGCGAGAATTAAAATTGATAACACAATTAATAAACCATACCTTTATATAACTTATCGAGATTATTATAATCGTAGTACAAACCAATTACTTGGTAGTGAGTGGTATTTAGTTACCTCATTCGTTATTGTATGTCCTGAGAAATATCTACCCGAAAAATTATTACCAATAAGTTTATGAAACCTATAGAAGAATATTAAAATGATTAACCCAACAGGAAATAAATTAGAAAAAATTTTATTCGAGATCTTCGATAAATCTATCGAAAACGCCGATATATATAACCATAACAAAAGTTTATGGTTAATCTTTACCAATGATATGAAGTGGGTTGTTGAATACACGGACACACAAACTCTGTGGTATAACTACCAATTCTTTAAGAATGAAATGGAACTTGTTGGTTTAGATTGTGTTACAAACAAAGACCTTATCCAAAAGTGGTTTGAAACAAGATTCCTTAAACCTAAGGTTGAAAAAACCATCCAGGATGGGGTAAAACACACCTTTTATCCAAATCGTGGTCAATGGGAAGGTGTTGAAGACACTATTCAAAATTGGGTGAAACACACCCATTTTTCTTTAAACCTATTAGACCCATCGTATCGTGTTGAAGACGCCATTAAAAATGGGGTGAAGAACACCGGAAGAAATTATCACTATACGAGAACAGTTGAAGATACCATTCAAAATGGGGTGAAACACACCCATTTTTCTTTCAAAAAGGTCAACACAATAATTGAAGACACTATTCAAAATGGGGTGAAACACACCATACAACACGATCAAGATGTCCTTTTGTTGGTTGAAGATACCATTCAAAATGGTGTGAAACAAACTAAAGGTACTCTACGACATCCGGCATTCGTTGAAGATGCGGTTCAAAATGGAGTTATACATACGCAAGAAATTGATTGGAACCGTGATATCGGACTGGTTAAAGACACCATTAAAAATGGGGTGAAAGACACCCAACGTGCTTTTGGTGAAAACAAATTACAAGTTGAAGACACCATTCAAAATGGGGTAAAGCACACATCATTAAAGCGTTTAGATCCATCGTATCGTGTTGAAGACGCCATTAAAAATGGTGTTAAAGAAGTGAAAGAAGTAAGTGAACTTAGTTTAGTAAGTGAAATATTTAAGGTTAATAGTAAAAGGGTAATTCAAAATGGGGTGAAGGAGACCACAACCAACAGATACCATCGTCGTAAGGAAGTTGAAGATACCATTGAAAATGGGGTGAAAAAAACTTCAGATAGACCTTTGGGGATAGAACTTGAGTGCATTAACGACATTATCCAAAATGGAGTGAAGTCCGTCTGTTTTGCTTATAATTGTGGCGATAATAGTGTTGAGGATATTATTGAAAATGGGGTGAAGTACGTTGATTTTGCTTTTGATCTTGGTTATTATGGTGATACTACGGTTGAGGATATTATTGAAAATGGTGAAAAAATATAGAAGATGAAAAACCCATCAGGAAATAAATTAGAGAAACTTATGTTTAGGTTGTTTGACCAAATGGTTGAAGGATCTGACAAGTATATAACAAAACAAGGGTCAACTTGGTTGATATTCACCGAAGAAAAAAAATGGATAACCGAATTTACGGAGTCAGGGACTTTATGGTTTAATTATAACTCTTTCCAATCAGAATTAGAATTAATTGGAAAAAAATGTGCGGATGAAACCAAAACAATATCCAAATGGTTTGAGTTAAGATTTTTGAATAAACCAACTATTGGACATACCTCACCTTACAAACACCGAGTAACAAAAAGAGTTGAAGATACCATTCAAAATGGGGTGAAAGACACCTTTGAAGCATTTGGGAGTTATGGCAGGTTAGTTGAAGATACCATTCAAAATGGGGTGAAACACACCGAGTCGTTCGACTTAGATATGATACGTGTCGTTGAAGATACCATTCAAAATGGGGTGAGACACACCGATATATTGGAATCAGGAAGAACAGATAGTGTTGAGGACACCATACAAAATGGAGTTAAAGAAACCAAACTGAATTGGTTCAAACAAGAAAGGATTGTTGAAGACACAATTCAAAATGGGGTGAGAGAAACCAGCGGTCGAGTGTGTAATGCGAAGGAATATGTTAAAGATACCATTGAAAATGGGGTGAAACACATAGGTCCACGACAATGGGACAATACTGAAAATATTGATAACGCAATTAAAAATGGTGTTAAAGACACCCGTCAGATAGATTGGGAAATAAACTGGTCGGTTGAAAATACCATTCAAAATGGTGTGAAAGACACCAAAGTGGTTGAATTTGACCACTTTAAAACGGTTGAAGATACTACCCAAAATGGGGTAAAGGAAATTTATAGTACATTACGACGAACTAAGCTCGGAGTTGATGACATTATTGAAAATGGCGTTAAAGTAGCTAAACCAATGGAGGAATGGGTCAATACCGAACGTATTGTTGATGAAGTCGTAAAAGATGGGGTTAAAGAAATAAAAGAGTTACCTGATAAAAGCGGAGAACTTAAAGGTTATGGTGATTACTATCATAGACAAGAAAATTGGACAAAACCACATACAGATTATGTTAAGGAAGTGATTGAAGATCATTACCATCATATGGGTAGAGTTGAAGGTATAATTAGAAATACGGATAAAGATGGGATTTGATAAGAAAATATTGGAATTGAGTAGGACGATCTACCAAACATCTGTTATGTCTCACGGGTCCAAAAAAAACCCAGACGAACAGATTGATAAAATTAGATCGATGATCCGAGAGTTTATTAGAATGGAAGTGGTTCCGTATGAATTAACAAATCAGGAAAAAATGACATTCATACTTGATAACGAATTGAAAATAACTGAAGCGGT